CGATATATTCTTTAGATTCTTCATCAAATGAATCTTTGACCTTGCGAATTACAATAGGATATACCGATTTAATCGTTTCCTTCGCCAATAGTTGGATACGAATAGTGTCAAATGCTTCGTAAACATCGTCTCTTTCATGAAGATCATCATTGTTACTGATGCCAGTATTGAATTTGATAACGAGTTTATCAATGACTTTATCAAAATTGCATTGACTTAATAGGGAACGGAAAGTTTTGGTTTGTGAATTAGTGTTACTCATATAACCAGATCATATCAGTACACTTATCCAATGTCAATCATTTTTTGAATACTGTTAGCTGTCCTGTAAAGAAATCCATTTTATGGCGATACAACTGAACAAGCCGCTTCCATAGTAGTTGTGCCATATTACTTGCTTTATGATAATCAGTTGTTAAACTTCCTAATTGTTTTATTGCATGTTCATACAACATTTTGCCGCAACCTTTTCCTCTCATATTCAATTCAATGCTGGCAACTCTTACAATATTTAATTTTCCTTTTCTGCTTATTGTTAAATAACCAATTTGTTCTTTATAACCGACAATTTTTTTAGTGAAATATAAATTATATTCTACATCGTGATTTTTATATTTTGTTTCTTCTATACGAAGTAAATCTTTCCAATTTCGAGGAAGTTTTTTATTAGTTTTAGATTTCATTACATTATATAAAAACAATTTAATATTGTTACAGTATAAGTAGCTATTTATTACATAGACATGAAGTTTTTTCGGGGTTGACAGTAATAATTTAAAAGACTATACTTACACTATGAAAGAAGAATCACAAAACATCACTGCCGAAGGAATCTTTTTCCAACATCACGTATGCGTGATCAACCATAAAGAAGTTGTTATTTATTTCAAAGATGATATAACAAAAGATAATTTTGAAGAATTTAAACCTATTTGTGATAAAATTGGACATTATCTTACTTATGAAGGATTTGTTACGGTCAAACTTCCTCGGATTAGAGTGATGAAACTAAAATAATTTATGCAAAATTTGTTACATTTACCCGTCTCCAATAAAAATTATCCAAATATAGTTAATAGTATCATTGAAATTCCAAAAGATACTAATGCTAAATATGAATATGATATTGAATTGGGAATTCTTAAGCTAGATCGTTGTTTAATTAGTAGCATGCATTATCCTGCCAGCTACGGATTTATACCACAAACCATAAGTGATGACGGCGATCCATTAGATGTATTAGTTTATAATACAGTACCAATTGCAAGTTTAGCACTTGTTGAAGTACGTCCTATTGGAGCACTTTATATGGTAGATAATGGAATTGATGATTATAAAATATTAGGAATTCCTGTATATAACCCAAATAATTATCAGGAATTGAATGACCTAGATCCATTATTTCTAGAAGTTACAGAAGACTTCTTTAGAAATTATAAAAATAATGATCGTAAAAAGAAAGATACCGTTGTTGTAAATGGTTGGGTAGATCGTATCAAATCATTAGAATTAATTAATAAAAGCCATAATGCTTATCGTAAAATATTCAACTCAGCGACCACTATTCCATAAATCTTCTGCCGGATGTTCATAACCGAACTTCTTAATTAAAATACCAGCAATCGCATTTGCTCTATTTTCAATATCACTTGCGTCAATTGACTTTTCTTCATCATTATTGATTACACCAATATCAGGATTTTGTTTCTTTTGCGCCAATCCAGTTTGATGATCAAAATGATGTACCAATTCATGCGCCATACTACGCATAATATCTGCTAATGCTCTATTTTCAGTATAAACCGCCACAATTTTATCTTGTGGATTATAATATGCATATGTTTTAAATCCATCACGGTTGTTGCTAATTTTGATTTTAAATGGATCAGTAATACCCAATTCATCTTGAACAAATTTAACAAACTTCAATAGCAAATATTTATCGTTCTTGGTCATATTGTATAAATATACAAATAAAAAAGAACCCACCATTAAATTTGGTGGGTTCTTTATGCTTTTAAGAATGAATTAAACAACAGGTGCTGGAGTAACAGGAGCAGGAGCAGGCAATGCAGATTGCAAACGTGCAATTTGTGCTTGCACCGCTTCAGCCGCACTTTGAACTTGTGCTTCTGTTGGATGTGGAGTGTTTAATGTAGTAACAGTTGTATCAACAACGTTTTGCAAATCTGCTACTGCTTTTGAAAGATTATCTAATGCTGCCATAGTATTTATCAATTGATTTGTTAATTTGTTATTATCGATTTTTAAAATTTCAATTTCAGTGCTTAAATGTTTAAGATGCTGACGATCATCACTCACACCTAGCCATTTACAAAATTTTCTTTTAAAGTAATCAATCATAACAATCATACATAGAATCTAAAATAATATAAAAAATTAAAAAAGAAAATAAAAAAACTCTATCAAAAGATAGAGTTTATATCGACAATTAAATGGAGGGAATGAAAGGAATCGAACCTTCTCATGAACTTTGGCAAAGTCCTAGGCTAACCGTTACATCACATTCCCATTGTTTTAATATATAGAATTGAATTTATTAAAAATGCAATTTTTATTCAGTTAATTCTATGCTTTCAATTTCGTAATTATGATTACTTTTATAACTATTTACATATTTATTGGCGGCACTCTTTGTAGCAAATATACGATGAATAGTTCGATCAATATCATCATTACGAATTACATAAATGGTGGTAATGATTTTATTATCATGTTTAATTACTTCATCTGCCAATACAAATCCACCTATCATTGTTGCGATACACAACACATTATATAACAATTTTTTCATAACACTTTATCTTTTTTACCAATGTCTATATCCCCATCCATAATGATGATAGTATGGATGAACAACAATCACAGGAGCCGGTGCTACATAAATAGGACCGGCAACAGGTTCATAAACATAACATCCTGTTGTAAATAAACTAAGTCCTAATGTAATGAATAGTAATGTTACTAGCTTTTTCATAAATTAATTATCTCCATCTACGATATCCACCAAATCCAATTCCAACATGCACACTTGGACCATAATAATGATAAGGATGATAATACGGTCTATATCCAAAAGGTGATACAATCACAGAGGGACCAACATATACAGGTGCCGGTTCATATATCACAGTTGGAGGTTGCTGAATTACAGTTGGTTGTGGAGTTGATTGAACAACTACTGTATTTGTTACATATACGGTATTAGTAACAATTGTTTGTGCCATCAAACTACTATAACCAACAAATAAAGACAATAAGAGTTTCTTCATATACGTATAAATATATTTAAAATTAAATAAATAACGGTTAAATGGTCCTTATTTAGACAGAATAGTAACCGTTATTTATTAGGGGTATAACCGATTAAGATACCCTCCACCAGCCGGAAATTACTCCCCGGCAAAAATTGCCGCACCAACAACAATAATAATCACAATAGAAAGTAATGTAATTACCCATGTATTTTTAAGAAATCCTTCATTGTTATGAATTGATGCTTTCATTTCATCATTCGTCATATACACTCCATAAAGGGATACATTTTTCAATCGCTCTATATCTTTAGCATTCATCGGTATTATTATTTTTATTATCTTTTTTCATCTTAAGATGAATGCAATATGCAATGATTCCGACAATTGAATATAAAATTATTGCAGGTAGTTGGTTCATAAAAATTGGTAGCTGGTATGGGTGCCGACCCCACTTGATCGATCTTATGAGGATCAACCGCTTGCCGAAGCCCCAGCCATGTTCTATATAAATATTAGGTTACTAACTTATTCTTCTTTTTTTGTTTTGATTGCTTGTTAACAATAGATTTAACGTATTTTGTTGTTTCTTTTTTAGCCTTGTTAAAAGATTTTTTCGTTACTTTACGATTGTTATCGCCTCCGTCAAAAATAAAATTGTTAGTTATCGTTTTCATGGACATATGATATACGAAAAATCAAAAGATGCAAGTTTTTTCTTCTTTTGTTCTCACGCGATATATTTATATGTCTATGGAAACAATGCTATGGGAAGAAAAAAACTTAATAGAACAATCGAAGAAATTCGAGAACAGTGGAAAACACGTTCTTTGCGATACTACAAAAATCATAAAAAAACAGTTTGTAGTAAACGAATGGAAAGATATTACAAAGATAAAGATATCGGGAATTTACAAAATAACAAATAAAATCAATGGTAAATATTATATTGGAAGTAGTGTAGATATAATTGGTAAACAAGGTCGGTTTAATAACCATGTTTGGAAACTACTCGGTAATAGACACGATAACGCACATTTGCAATATGCATGGAATAAATACGGAAATGATGCATTTGTATTTGAAATATGCGAATTAGTTGATGTTCAACATTTACAAAAAAGAGAACAAGAATATTTAGATATAATCCCAAATAAAAATTTATTATATAATATATCATTTATTGCAGACAGAGTGGAAATGACACCTGATGTTAAAAATAAAATCTCTCTCTTTTACAAAGGAAAACCAAAAACCAAAGAACATGCTCTTGCCATTAAAAAGGCATGTTCTTCTGATTCATGCAGAATGCTTAGAAAGAACAATATTAGCGGTAAACAAAATCCTAACTATAACTCCATGCAATATTGTTTTGTTAATCAAATATTAAATGAAACTTTTACCGGGACGGTTACAGATTTTTGTGTAAAATATTCTATTTTCGGAAATAGAAAGCTTAACGTTTTTGCATTGACGCGAAAAAAACAAAAATCTGCTTATGGTTGGATAATATCTATGGAATAATTTTAGTAGATTTTAACTCAGGTGGGATAAATTCATTATTGACGTGTCCACAAGATACACAATAGAAAGCTACATTTTCAATCGGTAAATAACTTGGTTTGCCGGTCCCGGTAAGGAACGCACTTACTTTTCGTAAGTAAATACCTACGTTAAACACATCATGTCCACACTTTTCACAAACAACTCCGGTAGTATCTTTGATACCAATTTTTGGTTGCGGTGTGCGTGGAGGTGAATTTGGATTCAATCCAGAAGTAAAGTCTTGCATAAAATTTAATTTGTATTATGAAAAGACTATATCAGTTTTATCTTATTCTGTCAACTTATAAAAACTATAGTTGTTATAGTAATGATAGATGCCCAGTTATTTTATCAATTTTACTACTATAGTCAGGACCAATAGCTAAACATGTTCTAGTAGGAACTCCGTTAAATTCTGTTAATCCAGAATCTGTAATTAAACTAACTTCTAATTTAGCTTCTATTGCTCGATTTTCAATTTCTAGCAATTCTGCTTCACTATTAACATAAACACAGATTTTGGTAAATTTGCCGTTTATCCATTTTTCTTGAACTTCTGTGACCGGCACCTTATCACGCATTCTACGTGTTAGAAAAGCAATACTAGCATGACTACCTTGTGCTACAAGTTTGCCCTTTCTCATATTAAGGTCTTTACGAATTACTATAATTTGTTTGATAACGTCTTCCATAAAATTAAAAAATGCTATATAACATACTAACTCAACAAAGCAACCGCTTCTATGAAGAGAAGGTTCAAATCCCTCTAACAACTTTCAGAGTCCGTTATATAGCATTATATAATATATAATCAATTATATAAAAAATTAAACAAGATACATTTTTTTGCGTACTGGCGTCCTAAATATTAGACGATTCCCCTATTTAAAAATTGAAAGTGGCAGGGGAAGCAGGATTTTCACGCTGCATCTACAGTTTGGAATGCTTTTTATTGCTGGATGTATCTTTTAAAAGTTACTTTTTGAATTGTTGTTGTAATATTTTGCACCGTTCATAATTTTCACCAGACGCGCATAAACCAACGGCAATTAAACTTTGTCTTATATTTTTTGTTTTCAACTGCTCAATTAGCAATTCATCAGAAATTTTCTTTTCTCCTTTTTTTAGGAATTTATTTATATTTCTTCCTTTATACGTAGGAGTAAAACTATGACAATTAGAACATATTAATCTTAAATTTTCTTTTCTATTATCTCGTTCGTTTCCGTTTATATGGTCTAATTCTAGATTAACTGGTTTATTTTTATTTTCAAAGGGATCAAACCATTCTTTTATTAGACATAATTTACATTCATGTTGAAAAGTAGGTTCTGACATTAATCTATTTTTAACAACTTTATTTGATACTGTGCTGTTTTCTTTAAAAATTACTTCATCTGAATATTTTGTTTTTATTCTATTATCTTTATATGATGATTTTCCATTTGCCCATGCCATTCGTTTTTTTGTTTCATCTGGTAATGAATCATAAACATAGGATGCTGGTTTTCTACTTCCTTTTTTATATGCATTTTTTAAACCTTCTGCATTTTTTCTTTTACTTTCTGGACAACTATTAAAATGTTTTGAGCAACAATTTTTTTCATTATTCAGTTTGTATTTCGCTTCATTTCCACATCCATATTCACATATTGTATTCATATACTATAAATACGGTAGACATAACTCAAACTGCAAATTATTTGTCTACCGATTTAATTTCAGATAACAAATTGGTAGCCACAGAGGGACTTGAACCCCCACGAATTTCTTCGTTCGCTCTTGAGGCGAATGCGTCTGCCATTCCGCCATGTGGCCAATTAAAAATTTGTCTCCAAATGGTCTTGCACCATTGTTACGATAATGGAGATATTACCGCTAGGTTTTCACGAATAGCAGAACCGTTCTTATGTATTCCGCACACGATATAGTTCCTAAAAAATGGTAGTCCCCCTCGGACTTGAACCGAGACTCGGCACCAATCTAGTGCTCCTAGTTTATAAAACTAGCGATGCTTACATTACATTAGAGGACCATTATAAAAACTAGACACATTCTCTTTTGTTTCCTATTGGAATATAAAATTGCTGTTTATGTCTAAAAAGTTTTGACTATCTCCTTTGACCGAGGGGATGTGTAGTTATCTTATAACAAACATACTCGTTGCCCTTCTGTTTGTCAAGCGGCTCCTTAAATATACTATCTATGTGTTGCAACCTCCATAGATTTCTACGATAACTCCAACTCTAGTCGAAATTTATTAAATCACAAGACGCATTTACTTTGTTTTGCTTAACAGGCAAGAAGTATTTTTGCTGTGAGCGTCTTATAAAGATGGAGGTGCGGGTAGGATTTGAACCTACATGATGGAATTCTGCAAATTCCTGCATAGCCATTCTGCCACCGCACCATTGTAAAAAAACGAGATACGATTTATTTGGCGGCTGCTTTACCACTTAGCAATTGACATATTGCTATGTCAAGGAGGAATCGAACCTCCGACGGCTGCTTCTTTATATTTATGCTGAATGTATCTCTAAAATCGGTGTGCTTTTATATCTTAAAAGCACAAAACATAGTCTATTGTATCGTAATAGAACCACGGTGGATATTTAAGCAATCCATCATTTCTGTCAATTTTATGGATAACCGCAAATTGACAAACCGCAATAGCCTTACTGATTTAATCTATTACTGATTATCATCTATTTTTTATTTCAACAACATCCTCGCAGATGATGATTACACGCATATAGCTCAAACGCTATAATGGTTTTACGAAACAAAACCAATCAGAGCATAAAGGATAATCCAAAATTGGTAGCGGGTAGCCGAATTGCGCGACTTCTTTTTCGTTATGAGCGAAACGTGCAAACTTTTACACTCACCCGCAAAATTTTCAAACTATTATTGCAGGTAAAGGAGTCGAAATTTGATTTTTGACTTCTTACCGTGCTATATATTAACATGATATGTTTATTTACAAATACCGAATTAATTTCTTCCAAGGGAAATTCTTTTTTGCAATTGCAATGTGAAAAATGTTCAACCCCGTTTTTTTCGAAAAAAACACAAATTACATTTGAGTTAAAGCACAATCGAGGTCGTTTAAGATTTTGTTCAAAATCATGTTTTGATTCGAAACAAACAAAAAAAACATCAGTGTCGTGTTCTCAATGTGGTATTGTATTTCTTAAATCACTGTCTCAATATAAACGAACCAAAAATCATTTTTGTAACAATTCATGTTCTGCTGTTTATAACAATAAACATAAAAAACATGGAACTCGACGTTCTAAATTAGAACTATTTATTGAATCAAAATTAATCGAATCATTTCCAACTTTAGAAATACATTTTAACCGAAAAGATACTATCAATTCTGAGCTTGATATTTATATCCCGTCTCTAAATTTAGCATTTGAACTTAATGGAATTTTTCACTATGAACCAATATACGGTTCAGAAAAACTATCAAAAATTCAAAATAACGACACTCGTAAATTTCAAGCTTGTCTGGAAAAACAAATAGAGCTATGTATAATTGATACACACAACATTAAATATTCCAAACATGAAAGAGATATGAAACTATTTCAGATTATAAGTGATATTATCGTTTCAAAATTGAAACAGTGAATTATTATTTTTTATGTCAATGAACTAAAAATTGGTTGCGTCGCCTTGGAATTGAACCAAGTTTAAATATGCTTATGAGACATATGTCGATAACCAACCGACCCGCCCGCAATAATTCTAAAATTGATTCGGATGTTTATTTTATTGTTTTCAATGTCCATCCGATAACATTGACACCATTTAAATTATTGTACGAAGGTTATTAACCGTTAGAGCAATTAACAATCTACATACAACAATCTTCATCCCCGCAACCATACAACATTTAAAGAGCGTTGTCAACTCTGTGGATTGCACATCCCACACCATGTTGTTTTCACAAAACAACCAAAACACCCCACGAACAAATTTGGTATCCTATGACGGTTTCGATCCGTCTCCTCAAGGATGAAAGCCTTGTGACCTAGCCAGTAGTCGAATAGGACATTCGATATTTCATATATATCATCAACTTACAAAATCTTTTAATTTTTTTACACCATAACCAGAACATTTTCTGGAACAGAACTTGTTTGTTGCCGGATTGCCACAAATTTGACATTTATTTATTTTCTGTTCATGCGGATTTCCTTCGTATAATTTAAGGAAATCATTTCCATATGTTTGTTTAACCCATATTAAAATTGGTAAGATTTTACTTTTGTCAATTATTTGAATTGAGTATGGAAAACATTTGATTTTATTATCAAATTCTTTTTCTTTATATCCTTTTATTTCAATATATTGATTTTCGTCAATTAAAAAGAAATCGGGATAATATTTCGATGTTGTTTGGCTACTATTGATATAGTCAAATCCTTTAGTATTTCTACTAAATCGTATATTATTTTTCAAAGACCATAACACCCACGCTAGTTCATAACTACTATTACAATATATACCATTGTACCAACCAGATTTACTTCGACCAGCACCAATTCTATTTCCACCACCTATACCTTTAAAATATCCTTGTTTTACTGCGGCACTACGACATTCTTTATTACAAAATTTAGTTTTACTAGATTGCATCACATAAATGGATTTTTTACAATTCCAACAAATTATGTGTTTTGGTTCTTTTTTTCTGGCTTTAAACTTGTCTGGATTCTCCAGAACAAGTTGTTGCATTCTAGCGGATATCTTTTTCTTTGTTGTTTCAGAATGTTTCATGACAATACATATTGTCAACCCATCCCAAACACTTGAATATTTTGTCCTAAGATTGTTACCAGCACAACCTTATCGTTTGATTACTCTATCACTGTCTTATCGTTTCGTCAACTACTTTCTCACAAAATCTGTTTGATGATTAAATTTGGAACCCAAATTAATTCCTGCATATAAATGCTACGGAGCAGTTGCTATCTGCCATCATTGCGAAAATCAGTATGTCGTTTTTTCACTCAAAGTCAACTCGTTTTCACGGTTAACTTCGTAAGATATTCTTTATACAAAGTAGCAGCACGCTTTTTAATAGCACCTTCTACTTCTTTAGAATGAATGAATTCACCCACTCCTTCTTTCAGAACATCTGCTAACATTCCATTAATTACATCAACAGTCTGTTTTCCTGTATATGGACCTTCAATCTTTTGAAGGACATGTTCCAAACGCATTGGAGTGACCCATTCATTAGCAATTGCTGTTGTTTCATGTAAAACAACTAGTTTCTGAGGATCTTCGGTTACAACGCGTTCCGTTGCCGTTTCCGAAAATTCTTTATTCTTATGTTTTCCAATAACTCGGTCTCCATTACTTTTAATAAATTCTTGTAATGGACGCAAAACAACACCTTCTGTTACCTTTGATTCACTAATTCCATTTCGAATTGCTTGTGTGGATGGTCGTGATTTTGCCAGATCAGCTGCTTCAACGGTTCCATCAATTTCTTCGTAAAATACAAATTCCATTCCCAACTTCAATGCAACATTTTCTGCATTTGGAACATTCAACCACGTAGTGTCGTTAATTTGAATATCAAATACAATAAATTTTAGTTTATTGCCATACATATGGCTCATTCCCTGCATTGAACCACCATATGCTTCGCCGTATACAACAATATCCTTTTCCAACGGTAATCCACTTGCTTGAAATTTTTCAATCAATTCATTTTCATTGAACATTGAAATGAACGTGTGATGGCTAGCACCACCAGAAAAATAACTAATTGTTGGTTTATCTGCCGTAGTCTTCGCGGCAGTCCATTTAACATGAGCGGATGTGCCGTGAACTTTTTCCAATGCATACAGTCGTTTAAACTGAAATACAATAGGTTCTTTATACGTATTTAAAATTGAAAGATATCCCATATTAATTATTTTGATGTGTATTTAAAATTGTCGCCTACACTTTACAAGTTTCGCTTTTGACGAGGTTTCTTATCAGTCCTCCTATTTATCGGGTATACTCCGGGCGTAAATTTGCTATTCAAGTTACTATATATTGAATTCCCTTTTATAGAACTTCATAATTAAACTCCATTGTAGGTCAGCCTAGGTTCCGAGTCTACGACATTTAACTACTTTCGCAATATTTTTGATTGTATTAATTGCCAACGTTTCCGGTCGATCCGGTATCTCTCAATGAACATCTATCTTCTCGCTAGAGAGGTAAGGTAAAAGAACAAACTATTAAAACGGTGTGGTTTCTTAACGCATAAACCACAAAAGACACGAATGTTAACTTTGGAACATCAACGGGATTTTCTCTACCTCAAAATCCTAAAATAGAATGAGATTTTTATTCTTAGGTATCCAATCTCAATTAACCTTTAAATTGGTAGGCATAGCCGGGATTGAACCAGCACTCCTTGCGGAATTCGATCTTAAGTCGAACGCGTCTGCCATTTCGCCATATGCCCACTAAAATTATTTTCAAAAGAACAAACTAAAAGTAGAATCGGGACAAGTTTCGTCAAGTTCAAATGCGTCCACTTGAACAAATAGAGTTTAAGTCTATCTTTGTCACTATTATATCCGCTTCTTCGGCTTCATTAGCTGCGGACCCGATTTTGTTTCATATAAGAGTGCTGCCCTCTTGTAATATATTTTTAATATAATACGCCTCTGCGACCTACAAAAAATGTTTAAAAGAACAAAAAGTAAATTATGTGGTTATGTTGGTTTTAACACCACAAGGTTATACTGCACCAACCCTTCAGTCAATCATTTTTTCGCCGGTCGTCAGATTGACAATTGAGACCGTGCCAGTTTCATATTATTTATATAGCGGTGACGAAACCAACTCCGCAAAAACTTTGCCGATTTTAATTGAACTTCCCTTATATAGTGTCAAAGGCAATCGGCAATTGCCTAAATTTTACCGAGATGCAGTCAATTTACAGTTTTCTTCTCATCGCGTTTTTTTCATGGACTATCGATAAGTCTACCCTCATTTAGTGTCCGAAGGAGAAGACGGTGTGCCGAAGCACTTCTTTTTAATAATTTTGGACTGCTGTGTGCATCTCAAATCTCATTGTGTTGAACATCTTAGCGACTTGTTTTTCGTTTGTCAACAACGTTTTTTCTTTTCGTTATCAGCTTTATTTACTGACATTGTTTCGATTAACGTGCTAACACTTTACTATCACTTCGCTACTTCGTCAACAACTTTTTGAAAGAACTTTGTGGTTGTTTAAGTTTTAGAGATGCTGCGGTCAACCACGTACCTTCATCTGGGAAACACTCTACATTGTCTTACTTGATCTGTCAACGACTTTCTCGTTTTTCTTGGTCAGCTTTTCAGTCAGTTCAAGTGCCGCTTTTGCTTTTTCGTATACTTCATGACCAAGTTTCCATTCTTGATATTCACGAAGTTTGACTTCTTCAATTTCTTTCAGTGCTTCTTCATTTGCACGATATAAATTTATATTTTGTTTTACTAAATCTCTAAATGGATCGCCTTGAGCACTCATATATTAAAAAGAAAATTCAGGTTTCTTTGATACGGTCATTTCAAATGCGTCAGTTGGAACTTCAAGGAAAACGTCTCCGTTGTCAAGAACCAAATTAACAACAGTGTTATCCAAGGGTTCAATCTTTTCAATTGAAACAGTATCATGTTTATTAAGATACTTCGGCCATGCTTCATTCAAGCGTGGCTTTTCCACTACAACATAAATATCTTTTAAGATAACAATTTTCATAGTTTTCCTTTCTGGTTAAACAATCTACCGCATGTTCTTACAAAAGTCAAGCGGCAATAAAAAATCCGAATGGTTTTAATTCATTCGGATTGAAGTATATAATTCTGTATATTAGTACAATATTATAGATACAATCCTTTCTTTTTTAACAAGATTTCTAATTGTTGTTTTATCATCTCTTTTATATGTTTTCTTAACATATGGCGTTTATTTAATTTTATTTTCTTAGCATTTAAAAATGCTTGATCTAATGCATGATCCATAAGAAAATGTTATTTTTGATTTAATAGATATTTAAGTTTTTGTAAACTATTAATCATTTCATCTCTTATATTAAGTAAATTTGTTTCTGTTGGTTCAAATGATTTTGGTAATTCTGTTACCAAAAATTTAATATTGCC